GTTTCAAGTGAAATCAGTCCATTCTGTTTTAGTGCTGTAATATTTTCAATTGTTTCCTTAGCATCAAGTGGAATATTATGCTCAAACGTACAACTAATATCACCTGATACTTGTATACCTTTTAGTTGTAATAATTTCTTTATTTTATCCCATCTCTGTATAAATCCATCAAGTAAACTATCTTCGTTTAATCTTGCCTTAACGCTGGCTAAAGAATACATCATCCTTATAGATGTTTCCGATAGATTAGATACTTCTACTGCGTTCAGGGATATTGCTGGTGTTTGACTTATATTAAGTAATTGTGCCATTAGGATTTCGTACAATGCTTTGAAACTTGCACTGTCCATTTTGTTTTGGACTATTTGAAAATCTGCAGCGTCATCGATTTGCAACAGATATCCAATTGCATGAGGATCAATCCTGCCTTTATCGTCTTTTGTTGTAAGTCCTGTCCCTTTTAGTACTGGTATACCTGCAATATATTTGTATAAGCCATCATGATATTTTGATATTAAGTCCTCTAAACTATCTATAATAGATATATAGTCCTCTAAACTGCTTCTACCCTTACAGGAATCTAATTCATTGATAGTTTTATATTGTATTGGAAGTCCTGATATATTTTTGTATCTACCTGTGATATGTAATTCTCCTGAATCATCCGTATATTTTGTTACTTCATTATCAGTATAAACAATATAGTATGATATTCCATCTACAATGTAAAATTCTATAAAAGCAATCATATTGCCTGTTTCATCAAAAACAGGATATGAATCTTCTGCTGGAATTATTCGGCTTGTTATATTTCCGTTTTCGGAAATAAAAACGTATTCATATGTTTCACCGTATTTAACTACTTTATCGAGGATTTTGAAGTCAATACTATTATATCTTGCTTTAGAATATACTTCTTTAAATACTTCAAGTGTGTTTTTATCTTCTGATGTTAGTGTTACAGGATTTTTAAGCAGGAATGATGTTTCGAAATTCAATAAAGTTTTCGCTAACTGTAATACTATTTTTCTTGTTTTATAAGGTTTTCCGTTATACTGCTCATTAGGTCTATTTAAAATAGCGTGTTTACCTGAAAGATATTCTTTTAGGTCAAGTATGTTCTGCACTCTTTCAAAATGCCATTGTTTTGTTACTTCGTCTTGAAACCATGTTGGCGAATTATCATAATACTTTTTAATATATTCTTTTAATGTCATATTAGAACCCTCCTACTTGTAGAGTAATACTGTAGTTATCTGCGTCTATTTCTTGCACTCTAGGCATTTTAAATGCCTGAATTTCATTTCTCATAATTACAACATTTTCTTTTGTTTTTATATCGTCAAATACAAAAAATTCCCATGATTGAATATTTTCTGCATACTTATTCCTGTTCAACCAGTCCATGAAGTCCATACATTGGCTTTCATCAACATGGACAAGTATTTCTTTAGAAAATACCTTGCTTTTTAGATAGAATTTTATTGGGTATATTAATTCTTCTTTTTTTATTTTTTCCTTAGGTATTATCATAAAACCCTCCTTGCTTGTTTATACATAATACCGTCCTAATTTTAATGATTGTATGCTCAAAGCGACTGCCATTACTAAATCATCGAAATTGTTTTTTCCTCTGACATTACCTAGTTTTCCGTCTTTCTCCATATATATCTGCATTTGCTGTAATGTTTCTCTGTCATTTATAAGGATTATTCCTTCTTCAAATGCTTCTTTGAAATCTTGAATTAACTTTGATTTTGACACATTATCGGTATTCCATCCTATTTCCAATGTTTTCCTGCCTGTGGTTCTATCCCACTTTTTAGTTTTGTTCAAGTTTAAATATCCTATTTCACGTTTTAAACGATTGATTAAATCTAAACCATATGAATTTCTTTCAATCATAAGACAAGCATAGTTATAATAATCACCTAAAGCGTTAACTATATTTGCAAATTTGTATACTGGTATTCCTGATTGATAAAATACAGCAACCTGTTCACCGCTTGAATCCAGTATTGACATAGCGGACAAGTCACCATCTTTTGAAAGTCCTGAAGCAGTATCTACACCGCCAAAATACATTTCATTTGGCTTTGGCAACTGATAAATAAATAAACTCTTATTCAAGTATGGATATAATATATCTGGCAGGTCTTTTATTTCATTTGCTTTTAGTGGCTCTGGAATAAATAGCAATCTATCATTTAATTGTTTTTGGTCAAACACGCTCTCTTGAGTTGATACAAATGCTTCCTGCCATGTAGACGGATATTCTTGCCTGAATTGTTCTTCTGTAATGTCTTGTAATTTCCACCTTCTCCACATTAATTGAACCTTTGTAGCACCTAAAGCATATAATTTTTTCTCTGCATCATTCATTTCATCATCGTAAAGATGTCTTATCAAACTTCCCTTTTTATACCAATTTTTAGCCAATTCATATTCGTACTTGAACTGCTTTCTAGCACCCTCACCTAGCCAGTTATAGAAAAACGCTTTGTATTTTGAATTGCCTGCTATAGCGTCTTTAAACAAATAATAAAAATAATTAAGTCCGTTTGCTGTAGATTCAATGATTATTCGTGCATTTTCATTTTTTATTAGGGCATTTTCTAAAGCTAGTAATCCTTTTTCTTGGAATTTTTCGTCATAAAAAGCAAATTCCGATAAATGTATCATCGTAAGAGAATAACTTCTTCCTGCACTTTCCGCTCTCATTTTACTTGCTGTTTTGACTGCTATTCGTGAATTGTTTTCTAAAAGCAATTCCATCTCGTTGTTTTTGCGGAAACCGATTCGGTATTTTTCAGGGATACTTTCGTACATTAGCTTTAATCGAGTAAATAAATTCTGCGTAGCATCTTCGCTCTGTGCCAACATTAAATAGTTAGAATTTGGTATCTGAAAGGCATAGTAAAGCATTAAGCCCAATGCGAGGGTCGAGAAACCGAGTTGGCGACTTTTTAAAATACAGCAGTACCTATCCATCTTATCCAAAAAATCTTTTTGCTCTGGATTTACAACAAAAGGTACTAATTCCCCGTTGCAATCTATCTTTACAAAGTTTTTCAACCATAAAGCAGGATCAGCGTTAATTCTTCTTAATTTTTCTTCTCTAGTTAGTTTTGGCATCTTATCACCTTCTTGTTATATACTTGTATTTTTGTTTTAAAGGCATAAAAATAGCAGGTAATATAAAACCATTACCTGCCTAAAAAAATCGCTCTAAAGCCCTGTAAAAGCGTTTAAACGCTATTCTAAAACTAAATCATCTTCCTGTTCTTCTTCCTCTTCTTTATTTACTTTTTTTGTTTTAGTTTTAACTGATTTTTTAAGTTCATTTTGAAGCGATAAAAATGTTTTGACTGCCTTATCATCGCCTTGTTTGGCTTTTTCTGAAACTGCATTGTATATCTCTACAAAATCTTTATTACTTCTTTCAAGTAATAATAAATTCATTAGTTCCGCATATTCTTCTGTATTTTCCCACTGCTTTAAATTCCCATATTTTTTTAAACTGCCTTTACAATATTTTTCTATAATATCTTCCTCTGTAAAATCAGCAAAATTTCTATTTGAATTGCTTAATCCGTTTCGCCACATAAAATAGGCATATTTTGGATAGTTAGTCGTATTTTTCCAGTATTGTTTCAATGCTTGATTAAGTAATGATATTTGCCTAGCCATATCTATTCCTCCGTTTCTTTTATTATTAAAAAAGGATAACCTTTTGTGGTTACCCCATATTGTTCTTTTAGTTTTTTATTTGCTCTAACACGTTTAAGGCAATAATTATTTAATATTTCTTGTAAACTTCTTTTTAGTTGAATTTGAGTTAATACTTTCCCATATTTATTTTTTAATTCTTCTATTACTTCTTGTTCTGTAATATATCCATTAATATTAATCTTGTTCATTATTACCTTAATAATTTGATTAGTTCTTTCATCTGATGCTTTAGATGTTCCTTTTTCATTTTCTTCCTTATATTGAGGATATATTTTATTTGCTATATCTTTACCAAATGTTCTTAATACCCATTCTCTTGATATACCACACATTGTAAAATTATTGTTTTTTAATAATTTTGCTTTATCTTCTGCATTGTGTAATTGATTATAGCAATAAGATTTTATTTGATAATAACTAACTATTTTATTATAACCTTTTTTCTTTTGTTGTTTTGCTTTTGATAATATTTTATCTGGTATATCTTCTAATGGTACTTTATCTATTAAATCTAATAAAGCAAACAATTGTATTGTATTATTTGTTGTTTTTTTAGAATTTGTTGCGAATAACTTCATAAAATAATTTAAACTACCAAAAAATATTGGATAATCATTAATTGAATAATCTTCACTCATAATATTATTTTTAGCATAAACATTTAATAAAATTAATTTATCTAATCTTGGTTTAATATAAGTCCATAA